GTGTAGTACTTACTCCAAGGTCAGATGGCTATGGAGGTCCTACAAGAGAAGAAGCAGAGTCAATATCTGCAATGTATAAAGAAAAGTTTGGTGGAGCCAACAGAGGTGCTCCAATGGTTTTATCAGGTTCAATGAACGTAGAGGTAGTTTCTTTTTCACCTGAACAAATGAGACTAGCTTCCTTAAGAAGAATACCGGAAGAAAGAGTATCTGCAGTTTTAGGTGTCCCAGCTATTCTCGCTGGTCTTGGAGCTGGATTAGATTCAGCCACTTTTAACAATACAAAAGAACTTAAAGAATTTTTTACAGAACAAAAATTGATACCTATGTGGAAAACAGTAGCTGCTGAATTAACGCATCAATTACTAATTCCTGATTTTGGCGATAAAGGTTTGATTTGTGATTACGATGTTCAATCTGTTAGAGCACTACAACCTGATGTAGACAATCTTTACAAAAGAGTAAACATGGGTGTATCTGGTGGTTGGATAACTATTGGTGAAGCTAGAAAAGTTGTAGGACTAGAGGTAGACCAAAACCATGATGTTTATCTTAGACCTTTAAACATGATTCAAGTAGATGATGAGGGTCAAGCAATTCTTAATGACCCACCTCAACAAAATAGAGATGCTTCTAGAAGAGAACAAGAACAATTACAAGCTGCTGATACTTCTATTTCTACAGAACAAAAAGATACTTTAGGAACAGAGGAAGGCATACCAGAATCCACTAGGAACCCAAAAGTTGTAATGAATGATGAACCAAGAAGTGAAGAAAAGTATATTGCCAAGATGCCTAATGGTGCTTTCTGTGTACTTAGTCATGAAACAAACAAAGTAATAAAATGTTTTGATACTAGAAAAGAAGCAGAAAACTTTTTAAAACGCAAACCTAAAAAAAATTATGATAATATTGAAGAACTAGGTGTAAGTTTAGAAGAAGCAGAAGTACTTATGGAATCACAATTTGAAATAGAACCAGAAAATAGCAAAGCTGCTAATCCTAAAGATGTTTTTGATAATCCAGGTGAAGCAATGAATAGGTCAAAAGAATTATCATGTGCAGTTGGTGTTCACACTCATGAAGTAAATGGTAAAAAAGTATTTATGCCTTGTAAAACACATGATGCATATGAAGAAGCTGTAAAACCTAAGAAAGCTGAAAAGCCAAAAAAAGATAGGACTAACTTTCCAAGCCCAGGTGATGACAAGCAAGTAAGAATTTCTAATTCTAAATATAAACAATTTCCTTACGGTTACGCTAAAGATTTAAAAGAGAACTGGCCAGAAATTTGGAGACGTGGTGGTAATGGAGGAAATCCCCCAACCTCATTCACTGGTAATGATGCTTATTCAAGATGGACTAAATATCAATCAGGAGATAGAAGCGAATCAGTTTTAAATTGGGTAAGAAGAAGAGAACGTTTTATGGGTAGACATCAAGGTAACACTAGACTTGCTGGAACAGTTGCCAATATCAAATGGGGTGGAGTTTCTAACATTGGTGTTTCTGGTATGAAGAGAGTCATCAATGAACAAAAGAAAATTGTAAGAGCTAGGAGAAAAGCTGCAGAGGAAATGGCTGATGATATTTATGAAAAACATCTCACTGAAACAAAAGCTGTTTCTGCAAGAGTTAGGAAAGCGTTAGTTAATAAAGTAAAAGAACACAATGCAAAAAAACCTAAGTATAGGGCTAATCTAAGAACTTTGACATCTGTATTTAACAGAGGCGTAGGTGCTTATAGAACAAGTCCTGGTTCAGTAAGAGGTAATGTTACATCTGCTGACCAGTGGGGATTAGGTAGAGTTAACGGTTTTATTCATGCGTTAAGAACTGGTAGATTTAAGAGAAAACCTTATGACCAAGATTTACTACCTAGCAACCATCCGTTAAGTTCTAAAAAATCTCTAGACGTAGAAGAGAAAGCTTCTAGTGTCCGTATGGGGCAGTCAGTAAGTTGGTCAATCAACAAAGACCCTCAACCACCTTCAACAGTTCACGGAATTGTAGTTTCTATTAATAGCGAAAAGAAAGAAGCGACAATGCAAGTATGGGCAATCATGGAAGACGGTAGTCACAAAAAAACAGATAGAAAAGTGACAATGCCCATTTCAAAATTAAAAGTTATTAAGCCTATTAAATAACACACCTTTTTAAAGGATAAGTTAATATTTCTTATATAGCGTACCTTAACTGTTAACAGGAGATTAAAGGTAATATGTCTGAAAAAGAAGTTAAAAACATAGACCTCGAACTCAAATCTGAGACCGAGGGAAAAGTTTCCGCTGTTTTTTCTGTATTCAATTCACTCGATTCTGATGGAGACGTTGTACTCCCAGGGTCGATTAAATCAGGTTTCAAATCTGGTTCTGTACCTATGGTATGGGCTCATAAGTGGGACATGCCTATTGGTAAAGGTTCAATAGAAAGTGATGGCGATAAAGCTACATTTTCTGGTGAGTTTTTTATGGATACAGAATCCGGTAAAGAAGCTTATAAGATAGTTAAAAATATGGCTGATATGCAACAATGGTCATTCGGTTATAGAGTTAACGATGCTGAACAAGGCAAAATTGGTGAAGGCGAAGAAGAAAAAGATGCTAGGTATTTAAAAGACCTAACAGTTTTTGAAGTCTCACCTGTTCTTGTTGGAGCAAATCAAGATACCTATACAATGGCAATCAAATCAAATGATGAGCTAATTAAAGAAATATTAGGTAATGAAGAAGAAAAAGCTGTACTTAGCTCTTCCTCTTTTGGTAAAGAACCAGTATCTGAAACAATAAATGAAGCAGATTCGGTTAATCCAGAAGTTGAAGTAGATGGGTTGGCTACAGAAAAGTCAGTAACTGTTCAAGAGTTATTAGAGAAGCCTACAGTTTATTTAAAGGAACTCTACAAACTTAAAGAATCTCAGTTAGAGACTCAAGAAGAGATTTCAGAAGATGCCCCTAAAGCATTTTCGGAACAAGTCAAAGATGTGCTTGCCGCATTAAACGACTTGATGGTACGAGCTACCGCCATAGCGATGTTGCGTGCTAAAGATGGAAGGAAGTTAGGCGAAAAAGCCACTGAAGCACTACGTGCAGTTCAGGAAGACTTACAAGATGCATGGGTCGAATTAGACCAATTCATTGATAACGTAGGTGAGAACAATGTAGTGACTGAGGAAAGCGTTGACGTAGAGGAAGAACTACCATTAGAGGAACAAGAAGACGAGGTATCTGAAGAAGTTACTGAGGAAGTCGAGGTTCAAACAAACCCAGAGGTTGAACCAGTCCAAGATGAAGATAACACTGAATCCGTTGATGAAGAGGCTGAAGCCTTATGGGTAGAGGCACAGCAAAATATTGCTGAGTCATTGGATGCTGAATTAGAAGTAGAAGATAATATATAGGAGATATATAAACCATGAGTAAAGTAGCAAAGCTCAAAGAGCAAATTGCAAAGTCTCGTGAAGAATTGAAATCTGCTTTTGATTCACAAGAAGACGGTAAGTACACAGCTGAAGCCAAAGAGAAAATCAAAGGCTTCAACGACGAACTTTCTGGACTTGTTGATGATTTAAAAGTAGAAGAATCAAGGCTTCAAAACGAGAAAGCTTTAGAGGTTGATAATGAGCCTGTAAATTCTATACCTAATGCAATGCCTGAAAAGAAGGGCCCATCATCTATTGGTGAGCAATTCGCAAATTCTGATGCTTTCAAAGCATATACAGAAAAAGGTGTTAAAGGTGTAGATTCACAAGTAGAATTTAAAACAACCTTAAATACAACAGGTTATCCACCAGAGAGCTTAAGGGCTCCTGGAATATTGGAAACCGCTTTAAGAGACCCAGATAGCGTAATCGGATTGTTTGACCAAATTCAAACAAGCCAAAATGCTTATGTGTATCTTGAAGAATCCACATTCACCAACAATGCTGGTGAAATCGCAGAAGCGGGAGACATTAGCTCAGCTAACGAATCCGCACTTGCATTTACAGAAAAGACAGAGTCAATCAGAAAGATTGCTACTTTCTTACCTGTAACTGACGAGTTGCTTGCTGATGTTGCTGGAATCCAAGGTTATGTCAACTCAAGACTATCAACAATGATGAAATTGAGATTAGACAATCAACTTATGGACGGTAACGGTTCAGCTCCTAACTTAACTGGTGTATTAAACAAATCAGGAATTAATTCCTTTGCATTTGGTTCATACTCTGGAGAATTAGGAAGATTAGGACAAATTTATCAAGCAATAACAGAAATCAGAAAGGACGCATTTGTTGAAGCAGACGCTATCATCATGCATCCTGAAGACTGGTATCAAATCATAACATCTGTAACAGATGTCGCAACCACAACAAGTGGTGCTGCAGCTAAGAATCCTTTATTCGTAGTCGCAGGCGGATTTGGTGCGGACGCTGCTCCAAGACTTTGGGGTCTAAAAGTTGTCCCATCTACAGTCGTCGCAGCTGGTACAATGTTAGTCGGTAAATTTGGTGGCGGAGACGCTGCACAAGTTATTATGAGAGAAGGTGTAGACCTTGCTGTTTCTGACAGCCATAGTGACTTCTTTGCAAAAAATCAATTGGCAATTAGATTGACAATGAGATTAGGATTTGCAATTTACAAACCAACAGCATTCTGTAAAATAACACAGATGTAACAAAATAGTTTTAAAGGGCGGATTCGTATTCGCCCTTTAAACTAGAGGAGAACTATGGA